ATTGATATTGTACTTCAGCAAATTTAGCCCCGACAGAATGAGCATGGGCAAAAGCAACAATAATAGAATCGGGACTAGCATATCCTCTATTAGGATCAACAGCGTCAAATCCAGCTGAGCCTGAAGGAGCTGATGAGCCTGATTCTGCTGATGGTACTCCAGGGAGTAATATATTGGATTTTAAAGATTCAATCACATCACCTATGCTTCTTAAGATTATTGTTATATCATAAGATCCATCTCTATTAAATGTCCAATTATAGTTAACTACTTTACCTATTAAAGCATCATAATTACCATAGGTTTCTTCTCGTTTTGCTTCAATTTGATTTAAAAAACCCTCATATGAATATTTACCTGTTAAAAAATCATCAGCTAAACTAGCTTTATTATCTGAGATAAAGTTGCTTGGGTTTTTATAATAACAGTTGTTACCCCACTCCAAAAGCATTAGGTAACCTAATTTTAAATATAAAGTACTTATTATATCAAATTGACCTTTGTTGTTTGCTTTAACTTGAATAGTTGCTGTTTTTAAAGATCCTCTCGCTTCTGTTTTTATATTTGCTGAAGTGATACCAGGCATAGGTTGGATACCATATTCTGATCCTCCTAAACCATAAGCACCAACATTATCCGCTACTCTGCTTGTATCTAAACCTGCTCGTTGGTAATTTTCAGATGCCCCTGTTCTTGGTGATTCATTTGTTACACCATTAAATAAAACATATTTTTCAGCTAATTGACTTCCTTGAGTAAATCCACCACCAAAAATACCTTCTTTTATTATTCTACCATCTGATCCTGTAACTTGTAAATTTATAACATCAGCAGATGATACTAATTTTACAAATCCATTTCGATTGTTTTGCCAAACTAAATTTTCATTAGTTCTAACTACTGAACCTAAAAGTGCTTGTCTTGTTGCTACTTGTTCAACAACATATTTATCAAAACCTTCTCCAACTATATTACTCATGTTAAGAATTTATTCTATTAAAGTTATTTATAATACCGTTATAAAAAGCAGGTATTCTTATTTGTATTCCTTCAGGGATTATTAATGAATTTTGAGGTAATATATCTGTGTTAGCAATCGAGATAACCCACCATAAAGAACTATCTTTATAATATTGTTGAGCCAAAACATCAAATCTATCACCTTGAACACTATAAACATAAACATCATCAGAAGTAACAGGCACTTCAGGATACCTAGAAGTGACATATACTAATTTTTTGTCTATTTTTGTTTTTGGTATGTTTTGATATCTATTCATATTAACTATTAGCTGTTACAATTCCTCCGTAACTATCACTGCCTCTTAAAGATATAAATCTTTGGATACCATATCCATTAGCAAATCCAGTATCATCATTTTTATTAGGTGTACCTTGACTATTAGCGAAAGTAAGAGTTTGTTTTGAAGGAATAAATTGTTGTATTGGAATAAAGTTAAATCCTGATACTCTAATAATATGAGGCATTTGGGCTGTTGTAGTATCAATGTTACCACTAGGATCAGCTTGAATACCTATTTCCCATGGAGAATCTTCTTGCATATCATAAGTTAATCCAGTAATAATACCGGGTTGATTAACAATATAATCTCCTATAGTTATTTGAGCTAAATTACCTCGCATATAACCTTGACCACTATAATTAGGGGCAACACTAGATGCTAGATAGTTTAATTTTTTATACATAGGAATTAATTCTTGTTTTGATTGAGCTGCTACTGTCCAAGATAATGACATTTGTCTAGTAAACCCATTGTAAGTGTAAAAATTTTCTCCTCTTCCTAAATACCTAAAACTACCCCACTCAGCTGAATAAGCATCTGAGATATTTCCTAAAAATGCTCTAAAATGCATAAAAGTAGAAAAATTAGGAGAATCATTATCAATAATAGCTATTGTAAATTTAACTAAATCATTTAATTTAGGATCTGTAGATACATTTTCACTTCTATAAACAGGGGTTGAGTTTATAAAATCTAATCCTGGATCAGCGAATGCTCCTAATTTATCAACAGAGCCTGAAACGCCATATGTTGATTGGTTTGTTGTTAAACTTTTTACTCCGTCAGAATAACTTTTATAATTATTATTTTGTCTTTGGCCCGGTTGTCCTTGGTTTGTTCTTAAATCAACATTTTTTGTTGAATAACTAACAGACAAAGCTGTAGCTCCACTTTGTAATGATTCTTGGAGTTCAGTTCTACTATCTCTTAAATCTGTTCTTAATCTAACTCTAAAATCTTGAATTTTAGGAGAAGCGTAACTTCCTTTTCTTATAGATGAACCCTCAAGTATTAAATTATCATCATTAACCGCTATATAAGGAGTTGTTATTAGTTTTGAACTATAAGCATATGAGGGTGAACCCATAAGTCCAAAATCTACAGCTTCAGGAGCTGCTGATAAAGCTGTTTTAGATGTTGATGAATACTGGATAGTAGTAGTACCAACACCTTTATCAGAATTAGGTCCTCCAGAGTATGTTAAAACATTAACTCCTCCTGGAGGGGTTAAGGTGAAACCATTAATTCTATTTGTGGTTGATGTAGATGACCCTGTAGCTAAAAGTACTAATCTATTAACTGAAGGATCTTGATTTGGAGTTACAGCTGAATAGTATAAACCAGGGCCAGAAGCATTAACTCCTGTTTCGGCAAATGGATTAATACCTTGTTTATTTAAATGAGACCCAAAAGCAATAACTCCTGCTTGAGCTAGAGTATTTAATGGAGAATAAATACCTTCATTTAATATTCCACTTGCTTGAGTTCTAACAGCTGTAGCTGATAATAATTGTTGTTTAGTTGTAAAGAATATACCATTTGGGGACTTAACATCTTTGAACATTTTAGCTAAACGTTCAACATCAGTAACGCTGTCTCTTACAACACGAATACCACCTCTTAAAATATAATCTGTTGTTCCTATATATGGAGAAAGGTCATCAGGAATATTGTTAGTGATATAGGGTTGACCACTATCACCTCCAAAAACCCTGTCATTCCCATATCTTAGGGACTTAAGATCAGTTTTTAAGTTAATTAAACCCATTATTATTTAGGTAAATTATCTAAATAAGGTATTTTTCCAGTTACTTTAGGGGCTAATCCATCTAAGTCTAATTGAGAAATAGCTAAAGCTGTTTCATACCTTGATTTTCTATCATATACTCTAGGTTGAGCACCATCTAAATCTAACTGTGATTTAGCTAAACCTTCTAAGTAATTAGACTGTTGGTCATAAGATTTAGGAGTTTTACCATCTAAATCTAACTGTGATTTAGCTAAACTATCTAAATACTTAGATTGTTGATTATATTTATCTGGATTATCTCCATCATATGGAGTTAATAAAGATCCGTTTGATGTTAATTTGTCTAAAAGTCCCATAGGTATTTTATTATAAATATTAAATTATTAAGAGTTTAATTTAAAAGTAAGTTTATTATTAGTAGTACCTACTTTATCAGCATCAAGATAAACACTTCCACCTTCTTTAACAGCTGATATAAGATCTTTAAGTAAAGTTACCATTTCATCTGTTCTACCTAAATTAGTTCCACCGGCTGCTGTTACTGTATCTTCTGGGAGAGTTTTAATCACAAAATCACTAGCTGTTACTACTTTTGGAGCTGATTTTGCTTCTTTAGCTTCATATTGTTTTTTAAAATCTTCATAAGAAGAAGCAGGTCTAAGACGTTGATATTCATCTCGCATTTTTTCATCTCCTGTTGGTTCAGGACTACTGAATATGGCTGAGAATAAACCATCTTCTGACCATCGTTTAACAAAGTCAGCTAATGTTGTAGCAAATTTATCTATAGTTTCACCAGTAAATGCTTTTGAAAATGATTCTTTTACTTTTTCTAATGTATCATTAAATTTTTGTTGAGCAGTTTGAGACTCTAAAGAAGCTGTAGCTTCTTCCCCTAATAACTTAACAATTTCTTCTTGAGCCATACCTGATTTTTTCAAAGCATCATAATAATCTGAAGCAGCAGCTTTACCTGATACTAAATTATTATATGTAGCTTCATCAATCTTACCAGAAGTTTTAAGAGTAGCTAATGTTTCTTTACTTAAAGCATTAAATTTACCTTTTAAACTATTTAAACTTTCTTGCTGAACTAACATATCAGCTAATTCACCTCTAGAAGTACCTAAAGCTTTGGCTAATGCTTCTTGTTGAATAACATTCATTCTAGAAAAATCAGCTGAAGAACCTACTTGTTTATTTATTTCTTTAGCTACTGTTTCTAAGTCTCCATTTAAAGCTGCTCTTCTAGCTGTTTCTAAATTTAAATCTCTACCTGTTAATAATTCAGCTTCTAATTCAGCTGATATAGATTGTTCAAAATTTAATAAACCTTGAGATATATTTTCTACTTTACTTAAATCACTACCTAATTGAGCAGCGGCGAAAGCTGCTTTAGTTAATCCATCAGCTCCCCCTTTAACAGATAATTTAATAGCATTACTAGCTGTTAATACATCTTTTAATATTTTTCTTTCATCTAATAATATACCTGTTTCAAGTTTTCTTAAACGAGTTGTTCCTAATATTGAGTTTTTAGTTTTATCAATATTTTCTCCAGTTGTAGCTGTTAATCCTAATAATCCTTTTTGTTCTTCTTCTGCTAATCCTAAAAATTTAGAAGCATTAGCAAATTGTGTAGCTAATTCTTTTCCTTTATCTCCTAAATTTGAAGATAAATCAACAGATGTTCCTAATAATTCATTTAGTTTTAAATTACTTGATACTAAATCTTTTTGTAAAATTAAATTACCTTCTTGAATATTAGCAAATTTTCCTGCATTTTCTGAAAGTTCAAAAAATGAATCTCTAACATCAGCCGCGTCTGATTTAACTATATTAAAGTTTTTAGCTATGTTAGTAGTTTGTTCATCAGCTGCTAACATAACATCAACCATCATTTTTACAGCTTCAACAGCTAATGATATTAAAGCTAAAGGACCTAAAGCTGATTTTAATGATGGGCCTAATGCTTTAGCGCCAGCTCCTAGGGATTTAAATCCACTAGCTCCATTTTCAGCGGCTTCTTCCATTGCTTTTTTAGCTCCATCAACATCTAAAACATCCCCTAAAACAGGAATTTTCTTTAAGCCATTTAATAATTTACCTCCTACCCCTAAGGTTTCTTGAATTTTACGCTCTTTTTCTAATCTTTCCTCAGTTAAGTCTATTAAATCTTTAATAGCGGATGCTTCTTCTTCCCTCTCAGCTATAAGAGCTCTAGCTTTTTCTAATTCTTCCCCTTCTAATTCCTTTCTATCAATTTGATCCTGGAGTGCTTTATTAGCTATATCTAAGTTGGATGCTGCTTCTTTATTTTTTCGTTGTAAAGTTTCAAGTTCTGTTTTAGATAATCGAGTTATTCCTTGTTGATCATTTTTTAATTTTTCAGCACTTTTTTGAAACACACCCATTGATTTAGCTCCAATGTTTATGTTTTGATTACCTTTTTTAAGTTCTCCTACAATACTATTAAATTGTTGAAATAAACCTTTAGCGCTTTTACCAACATCTTCTAAACTATCTTCTACTTTATCTAAAGCTAAAGTCCATTGTTTTAAGGCATTTTCAACACTACCTGCTCTTTTAACTACTTTATCAAGATTTTCAGCATCTTTAGCAAATGGATTTTCTTGACCTAAATCAGCATATCCTTTTTTAAGTTGTTTTAATAAACTTAATGCTTCTTTTAATTCTGCTGGTGTAAGTTGATTTGCTGCCATTGATTATTAATATGTTATAAATATGGGAAGGCATCATTTTTTAGATGCCTTCGTTATATATGTAGGTACTTTAACTTGTTTATTTTTAGATGCTTCTTCTTTTATACTACCTTTTACCCAACTATCTTCATTAGGGGTTGGATTCTTTTTATCATAAAAATCTTTTATTTTATTAAAAGTATAATTTCTTAACCAAATAGGCATATTATAAATAGTATTATAATCATAACCTCCTTGACCATGAAAAACTATTTCATGAATTTGACTAAAAATAGATAATCTAACTCCAGATATGTTAGAAAAGGTCAGGCCAAAAAAAGTTAAGAGTAATAGGAACGTCGATGTCCTCCACAACACCATTTACGTCCATTTTATAGTTTAAATCAATATCTGGAGATAGTCTTTTAACATATGTTCTTAATGCTCTAGAATCAGAAGCTAATAAATAATTATCTACAAAATCTTTAATAGATGATTTATCAGTATTTCCTGCTACAGACACAATTTGTGTTTTTAATCTAGTAGTAATTTCTGGTGAAGCATCTTTGTTAATTTTTTTATAACCTTCAATTTCTTCTTGAATTCTTTGTTCATCTTTATCTGATAAAAATTTAAATTCAATTTCTGTACCTGAAGTAGGTAAAATCATTTTAACTGTTCCTTTAGGAGAGATTACAGTTTCATCAAAATATTTATTTTCTAATTTAGTTAAGTCTACTGTGTATTCTTTACCTCGATAAGTAAAAGTATAATCTTTACCATAACCTAAAACACGAGATGCTACTAAAATAGCATTTTTATCTCCTGTAATTAAATCTTTAATATCAAATTTTCCCATAGTTAAAGACTCTAACAATTTATCTAAAACAATATTTTTTTCAATATAGTTTTGGTTTGTTAAAATGTCTTCTTCTTTAGCGGTCATGTATTTCATTTCAACCTTGCCGCTTCTTAAAATGTGATCTGGGGGATAGACTAAACCTTTTGAGGGTAATTCTACAACTTCTGTCGGAAACTTAAATTCGCTCATAAACTTATTTTGTTATAAATATTACAGAAAAAAAGAAGCTCGCAAAAAATGCGAGCTCCTTCAATAGTAATTGTAATTTTATTAAAAATTCAACACACAGTAATCTGGTTGAACGGTCATTGTAATATTAACAGCGGTGTCAACAGTATCCCAGTTATAATCACCAAAGTTAGCATCAATAATTAAAGCACCTTTAATGATCCATTCTGAAACGATATCACCTACAGGTCCTAATACGTCGAAAGTTAAATCTTTCTTATAGAAATCACTGTAACCATCACGACCAGTTACTGATTCGTGGTGTAGACGTACCCATTCCATTACCGCCTGAGCACCTGAAGGTGTAATAGGGTCAAATAATGTGAATTGAATAGTACCCCAAGTAGTTTTACCTTTAACAAAACGTTGTACGTTAATATGATTTAAAGGTACAGTACCTTGAGTCAACGTCACAGCACCTACACCTTTAATTTCATAGGCAGGGATACCATCAATATACATAATGAATCGGTTTGCCTGTTTTGGTTCAAAGGCTGTGAAAAATATTTCGTTTGGATTTAATACTGCCATTTTATTTATTTATTATTTTGTTATAAATATTATGTTTTTAAAAAATTATGATGGGAAAGATACTCCGGTTGGTAAGATGTTAAAGTTCAAGTAAATGAATTCAGCTGTCTTAGTTGGTTGTAAGTAAATTTGACCTACTAATTGGTTTCTATCAATTACATCAGGTGTGTTATTACTTGAATCCATTACTACTTTAAAAGCATACAAACCTTGACGTTGTTGAACTGATTCTAAGTATGGGTTGACTTGGTTCAAGAAACTTGTACGAGTTGCGATTGTGTTTTGTTCAAACACTAAGTTGTTAGCAACTTGACCAATGTAAGACTTAAGAGCAATTAACAAACGACGAACATTTACACGATCCAAAGCGCTTGCTTTAGTTTGTAATGTTTTTTGACCGTATACTACAACTCCAGTTCCTGGGAAAGTAGCGATTGGGTTAACTTTATTTGAATATAAAGTATCACGATTAGCTTGAGATAATTTCTTTTCAGCTCTTACTACTGTGCTTAATCCACCTCTGTTAATACCAGCGGGAGCGAACCAAGGTTCTGATACATTATCATTGTAAGCGTAAACACCACCAATCATTGTTGAAGCTGGTACCCAAATCAATTGAGCAGAATCTGGATCAATTGTTTGAACCCAAGGCCAGTAAGTAGCCGCATATGAAGTGTTTTTAGCATTTGCTTGAGTAGTTACATCATTAATACTTGAACTAAAAGGTACTAAATCAGTTACAAAAATAGCATCTCCTCTATTCATAGTATTATTAATAATAGTAGTTGTTTGAGAAGCACCAATTCTAGCAGGTGTAGCAAACAAACCAGGAGTTAATAATACATTGTATCTGTAATCATCAGCATTAGCTAATAAGCTAATCATGTTATTATAATCACTACCAGTTAAACCTTGAGTATTAGTAGAAGCAATATCAATGTTACTATAATAATCAGCTCCACCTCCAGATGATGGAACTAATGAACCTACAGCACCTGTAAATGAACCACTTGAATTTGCAGGAATAGAACCTGTAAATTGGTTTTTAGCTAAACCATTGTTGTCAAAGAATATTGGTGTTGGAGTATAAATATCACTTACATAAACATATCTTGAATTATTAGGATAGTCACCAACTACTTCAATTTGGTTATCAGCTGAGTTATATGTTCTATATTGGTTACCAATTATTCTAGATACATAATTAGGAGCTGTTGGATCCATTGATAAGTTAGTCCAAGTTTCTAATACAATCTGATCATTAGCTGTATCATTACCTTGACGAATCAACAAACTAAAGGTTCCTGAAGCTGTATCATTGTTAGCAATTTGCCATCTAATATTATCTACTGATCCAGAAGTTAAAGCTCCTGTAGCACCATCTAATGAACTTGAGCTGTTCATTATTGTTCCTTCAGAAATTGTAGTTAATTGAAGCGCTACTGATCCACTAATATTAAGAATAGCTGATCCGTTAGCTGCTGAACCTGAAGTAAAGGCGGATGTAAATGAACCACTAGTAACCCTAGCTACTAATAATGATTCACCACCATTGTTAAAGTAATTAAAAGCTGCTACTGATGTAAAATAAGTATAAACCTGGCTACCACTTAAAAAAGTAGTACCAAATTTATTTTGATATTCACTATATGAAGTAACAACTGTTGGAACTTCAACAGGACCTTTAACTGTAGGACCAATAATAGCAGCTCCTACTGTTATAGGTTGCTGTGTAATAAAAGACTGATCGTTTTCAATTGATAGTACGCCAGGTGATATTAATGTTTCTGCCATGTTTTTAAAATTATATTGATTTTATTCTGTGATAAATATGGCAAAAAAAATCAAAAATTAACCTAAAGGCATAATCTCTCCGGTAACAGCGTTTACCTGAATTTTACCATATTTGTTTTCTAATTGAATGCTTAGATTTAATTCTTTAGCTTTTAGTTCTTCTAAACTTTCAATTAAGTTTTGTTTTTGCAGTTCAAGTTCTTGGATGTGGTATTCTAAATAACCAAAATCACCCATAATTTTAGCTCTTTGACTGCTGATTGAATTTAAAACTTCTGCTTCTTCTTGTGTTAAAACTTTATTTTCCATATT